GCCAAATTACCAACAGAATCTATCATAATAAATATTCTATCATCACGACTGATTTCCTTCACTTGTTTCATAATATCAAATTTAAGTTCCTCTAAATCTGTAACAGGAACATGTAACACTCTACTAGTATCAATCTCAAATGTATCAAAATATGATTGTGGTGTACCAAATTCACTGTCATAAAATATACATATAGACTCTTCATACTTATCCATATAAGATTTCATGCATAATAAACCAAATGCCGTCTTAAAATGTTTTGATGGTCCAGCAATCATAGTTAACCCAGAACTAAATCCACCAAAAGGACTTCCAGAAAAAGCAATATTAATAGCAGGAACTTTAGTAGTCACCACATCATTATCATTCAAATAAATAGAATCTTGCAATACAGAAATTCTATCTTGCAGCGTGGAATTCTTCCTCATTCTTTCCATTAAACCCATACATAATCTCCTTTATAAAAAATCATCTAAAACATTCCTACGTTCTACTGACCATCCTATAGCATCCGTTATAGTTTTAATTGGATCTAAAAACGTTTTAATAAACTGAAGTTCATAATTGATATACGTATCTAAATTAAATTCTGGTGGCAACACATCCAACATGGATATAGTGTTATTATGAATAGGATTTGGTTCAGATAAATAACAAAATTTTATCTTATCCCCAGATTTTATTTGTTGATATTTGCCAATTAAACCAAGTTCTTTCAATAAATGATTATAAAATAAAGCACCCTTTACATGTATCGGAGTACCTTTTATATAAACATCTCTAGAATTATAATACTTATTAATCGCATTAATACCACGTGGGAATGATATATCTACTATATTCATTTTTTTAAATTGTTCTTTAAATTCATCAATAAACTCTATCAAATCATCATTGGTTTTAGAAAGTATTATCTTTAAAGATTCTTTAATTGTATCTCTACAACATTCAGGTGTAGAACTTCTAACAGCCTCTATACCCATCATCTTTAATTTCGGAGTAGTATATCTAACCCCCTCATCATCATATACATTTAATATATATCTCTTCTTTGCAGTCCATATACCAGCGTCGGCAATAACTTCACGTGACATAACCATCTTATTTTCATACCCATACATATAATTATATAAATCTTTATACGCAGATTCTAACATAGGTTCAAACTTATCACTACATATCTTATCTAAAACATCAACCACTTTATTTTTATTAGATGCATCCAATCCCAACTTAGTCACTAACGGTTTAAAGTCAACATATAAAGAATCAGTATCAATTGCAATCACATAATCCTCAGAACCCATACCCATTATCTTATTAAGATATTCATTCATATATTTCTCCGCCCACTTAACAGATAACTGACCAGACAAAGTAACACCCTCTGCAACTCGTAAATCATAATATCTAAAATAAGGATTACCTAACGCACCATATAATGAATTCATCATAATCTTAATAGCTAATTGCTGATTATGTAATGAAGAAATCTGATTATCCAACTCACCATGTTGAATACCCTCTCGTTGTTTTTTAAGTTTAATCATATTCTTCTTAATAATACTTCGTTCAGAATATAATTTATCAATTACAGATGGTATTACCCCAAGAACATCTGTCTTATAATGAGTACCATTTGCTGCCATAGTAGATTCCGTAGAACTATACTGTCTATCAAAATCCATCATACTTAAACAACTATCTACATCAACACCACTAGTAACTAACGGCAATATAGTTTCGGGTGACATATTATATTGTTGTAATAACATAGGATATAAACTATTCAAATCAAAAGATACAATCCACTCATGTTTACCAATGAATGGAGTTTTAACATATCCACCAGCAAACGTACTCTTTATATTTTCTTTCTTTGGTGGAGGTACCATTTTTTGTGATGATAACAAACGATAAATTAAAGAATCCCATATTACAGTAGTACCAAATGCAGTCTCATAATTAACACCACCCTTATATGCAATATTAAAACACAAATCCATCAATTGTAATTTAACATCCAACCTATCTACAATTTCAACATCTTTTATATTATAATCAATATATAATTGAAAATTGTTCGTGTATAAATCATGAAGATCAGTATATTCATGATATTGTAATTTACGATCACCAAGTTCAACATAAGCAACATGATCAAGTCTATATGACTCTAAATTTTTATATGTGAATTTACGATATAAATCTATATAATCAATCTGTTGAATACCATATATAACATAATATGGATGTTCCTTACCCATCTTTAATGTGGTTCTTTGACTAACCATATTCCATGGTGATATCTTTTTCATAAAAGAGTCACTAAATAATCTAACACTACGATTAACTATATATGGTATGTCAAAAAACTTAATATTCCATCCAGTAATAACATCAGGAACATGGCCATCACTTGATAAAAATTTTATAAACTTTCTTAACAAATCACCTTCATCATCACATTTAATATATTCTATATCTAAATGATCATGGATTGAATCCTTCACCGAATATTCACCAAATCCAAACACATAGTATATATTTGAATTATCTTTAACTGTTATAGCTGTTATTGGGAATTTTGCTTGAGTTGGATCAGGGAAACCATCATCAGAATCAACTTCAATATCAATATTAGTTACATTAATTAAATCAGTATCAAATTCAATAACACCATCATGTTTATCATTAATATATTGTGATATATAATTACTCATACCATAAACATTAAAACTATCCACGTTCTCATATTTCTTCATAAACTCATGAGAATCTTTCATATTATCAAAAGATAGTTCTGATACAGATTCACCACTAATGGTTTTCCATGAACTATCAGAATTATTATTATTTGTAACATATAACGTAGGTTTATAATATTCTTTATATTTAACCACATTACCACCATCATCATATCCGCAATATAATATATTATTGCCCACTTTCTCAACAGATGTATAAAAACTCATAATATACCTTATTTAAATTTAATTATATTTTAACATATGCATTAGACCCACCTTTAGGTTTAATTATATCCTTCTCACTAGGAACAATAATACCAACTCCAAATATCTTATTATACTCATTCAATAAATCAACAACAGGATCAACAATAAACGCAACGAATGTCGCATCCACAACAATACTATCTTTTGCATTAGTATAAGGCATATATGGTGACAATCCAATCCTAGCAGTAGCGGTAGTTGGATCTGAATATGATGCAGCCAATTGACATATATTTTTTAATTCATATGTACCTTTATTCTCTACAATTTCACCCATCAATTCCTCACCAGATATAAACCGTATAACTTTAATATTACTCACTATTTGTTTCTTCGTCTTTTTGTGCAAAATGCACTAACAAACTTTTTAATTTGTTTTCAGCATCGCTCAATTTATGCAACCATGAGTCCAACTCATCAGTAATGGACGGTTCACTGAAAGTTTTATCTGATGCAACTGGATTATCAAACAAATTTTTAATATGTGCCACAGCATCATCTCTCTCATACTCATACTTACGTATCATAGTTCTCATAAACAAATTATTTACATAGTTCATTACACTCTCCCATTAATTAAATCAATTTTCCCAATCAAAAGACTCACCGTCTTTAAGTCCATATTTTCTTGCCATTCTTCTAGCGTGTTCACCAACATAATCACCCTCACCATATGTAGAAACAATCCACTCTCTTTCTTCAAGAATCTCTTGTCTCCTTGTCTCACAAATACGTATCACTTCCCTAAGAATACTTCTTACTCGTATAGAAGCAGAATAATTACTTTTTAAAAATTTGTCATTCTCCAACTTATATTCTTTAAGTAGGAAGTCCAACTCATCTTCAACCTTCATATTACTTCCGTTTACCTATATTATACTTTGGTATCAATTCCCATTCCTCTTTCTCTTTATATGGTATCACCTTTATTTGAGATATAGGTGCCTCAGGAAAAACATCAGCTCTAACAACTTCTACTAATCCCCACTCTTCTAATAACGAAACTATCTTATTTCGTCTACTTCTGTCATTATCAGTAAAATCTGAAGGTTTGCCATCTAATAAAAATAACTCCTTAAAATGAACTATATAATACTTATCCTTTTTATGAAGAATATGACATGACTGAAATAATTTCTTTTCTCGTTTTGACGAAACTCCAATCCGCGTCAATGTTTCTATTACTCTTAAAAAATCATCATCCTCTATCAAACTAACTTCAACTAAACTATCTACTACACTCATCATGTCCCTTTACTCCCAATTCAATCACCCTTATACATAATATCCTTAATATAATTAATTTGAGATTCAGTTAAAATTCCAATAATATCCTCAGTTTTCTTATCACTATAATTATAATACTCTTTAACTAACTCAAAATCCTTGTGTTGTGCTTTTTTTGGCCAAGAAGTAAATCGTTTCTTTGGCCGTATTATATTTAGTAAATAGTCATATTGCATTTTATTATCTAAATGAGGTAGTTTATTCATTTCATTAGCATATAATATAGTATCCTTATACATAGAAAATATTTTATTTACCATATAAGGACTATAATTACTTTGCCATAACTCATCATCAGAATCTAATAAATTAGTTTTAGTATACGATATAGAATTAGCATAACCTTTAAATAAATCATACTTTTTATGTTCATCTGACATAAATCACTTCCAATCACAATTACACATCAGTTCCGTCAAACAAGCAACTAAATTAATCTCTTGATTAACCACAAATGACGATTTATACTGATATTCTCCCAATATAATTACCGAATCTGGGATTGACTGACTCTCAATATAATTATATAATTCATCATATATCATTTTAAAAACCTGATTGCAGTCAACAGAAGAATTAACAACAACCCATTTCCTCATTTCAGTAAATTTCTTATTTTTTAATGAAACACAAAGATCACTAATATCACACGTTTCTGATATAATATCAACATCAATCTTTCCATCATTAGAATATGACTGCAATTCGTTTAACGTCCGTCTCCAATCAGGAAAATGTTTCATAAGTACATCCCTTACTGCAGCAGAATCATACTCAACACCCTCTTTTATCAAAATTTCACATACTCTATTATAAAATCTTTTTGCAATTTTAGGTTTTTCCTTATTGCTGATTTTAAATTCAACAACAGTACATCTACTATGCAATGGATCTATTATCTTGTTTTTAAAATTACATGTGAAAATAAACCGACAATTATCCGAAAATTCCTCAATAAATCCACGCAACGCTGGTTGTGCTGCCCATGATAAATAATCAGCTTCATCAATAATAATTACTTTAAACCTTCCATCCAACGACACAGAAGATGCATACTGACGTAATGTAGTTCTTATACCATCAATACCATTATCTTCTGTTCCATTTATAAAAAGATAATCATAATCCAACTCTTCACATAATGCCTTAGCTACTGTAGTTTTTCCTACACCAGGTCCACCAGATAATAATAAATTCGGCATAACTTTAGAAGAAATTATATCGGTAAATATCTTCTTAATATCTGGCGATAATACGCAACTTTCTATTGTCTTAGGTCTATATTTCTCAACCCACAAAAAATTATCATTCATAATATACTCCAACCATATTAAACTTTATTATAATACGAATCACTCTCTATAGCTACCCAATATTGTAATAATTCATTCTCATTTTTAAAAGTAGACAATCCACTCCCCTTTTCACTTATACTCGACACACTAATTTTATAAGTACCATCATATAATTTAAAATTATCAGATTTAAAATATATTTTAAAATCATCAGTAGATTCCCCAACTGGTTCTCTAGACACATCACTCATACTATTCTTTTTATCTAATGCAACAAAATAAATAATACCACCATCCGTCATTAATGCATAATCTGGTAAAGAATTGATTGTTGATACTTTTTTAATACGACTCAAACTAGATTCAGTTAAATCTACAGAAAAAAGAACTTCTGGGAATTCCTTACTCTCTTCTGTATTATACGCAGAACCTTCTAATTTAAATGTTTTTTTAGGATAAACTATAACCTTCTCATCTGTAGTTCTAAACTCATACCGTCTATCTTCAGAAAACATCATAATGTGATCATCATGAAATTCCAATTCTGGGTACATCTGTAAATTAGATAAAAATCTTGGTAAATCATATATTCCTATCTTATTTGGAAAATCTTCTTCTACATCAGAAGATACTATTATATTACGCATAATAGACATAGAAGTAATCCTATGTCCTTTATTCAACAAAATTGATGGGTTAATTGTTGAGAAATTTCTCAATATTTGTTGCGTTTTTTCACTAATTTTCATTTATGTCTCCTGTTCATCTTTTCAATATTATATTGTTTCGTGATAAGTTTAGATCTTCTTATCTTCTTCAATTGTTTCCGTTTCTGCATATTTGTCATAGACATTAATTTAATTCCTCAATTTCACTTAATCAATACAAGTATAACACATAATTGCTTATTTGTCAACATCTTTCTTAATAAAACTAAAGTTTCTCTTTTTTTCAAAAGTTATTGTTTTTGCAAACTTATCATATAGAATATCACCTTTATGAGAAATAATAAACACATTTCTATCAACAAAGCTACTTATTAACTTCAAAAAATCATCAGTACCATTTGTATCTAAACTTGAATCAAAAACCTCATCTAATATTAACAAATTAGTATTAACACTATTCTTCATCCTTGCAACATCTCTCCATGTAAACAAGAGTGCTAAATCTATACGCATTCGTTCACCCTCAGAAAACGAACTATATGTAAATTTATTACGATTCATAGACTCAATAGTTTCACAAAACTTAGCATCTAACTTAAAATTTACATAAAAATTCATCTTATGTAAATACACATTAATAAGATGATTAATTTTAGGTAAATAATATTTTATAATTGATATTTTAACACCATCATCATTCAATATTTTAGAAACTAAAGAATAGTGATGTTTATCATTACTTAACTCTTTTTTTCGTTCTACAAAATCATCATACTCATATTCATAGGATTCAAGTTCATCTATCAAATCAGAAGTTGAAACTACATCGGATAATATACTTTTATTATCATTATTTAAATCATCAATGGAACTTAATAATGAGTTATTAGTCATTCTATATTCTAAACTTGTGTTTTCTAACTCTGAACACTCCAACCGTATATCATTAAGATTAGTAATCCTCTCTTCTACACGGGATATCTCATCTGATACCTCAATTGACGATGAAGTTATGTTATCGATTTTATTAATATTCTCTGATATTATAACTTTTTTATATTCATCACTTATATCTTGTTTACAAGATGGACACTCACTCTTATCAGAAAACCATTCTATTACCTTAGTAAACAAATCCCTGGATGCATCCATCTTATATTTTACTTTATTAACACCCTTTAACCTTTTCCTGAATTTATCTATTTTAAAATCAAAAGAATCCCTTAAATCCAATATATTCTTATCCAATCTATCAATTTCAAGTAAATTATTTTTTAATAATTGTTGTTTTTGAGAAATCTTCTCCTTATTATTATTAATAATGTCAGTAGTATTTTTCTGTTTATCAGATATAAATTTCTTATGTAATGATACTTTATGTTCTAATATGTCAAGTTTACTAGATACTTCCACCAAATCACTCTTACATAATGACTCCTTATTTTTTATAATATCATTCATATAAGAAAATATCTTAATGTCTAATATATCTTCTATTATATCGCGTCTATCAGAAGCATTTAATTGCATAAATGGTATAAATGTAGCTGAACCCAACAATACCGTCTGCGTAAATGACTTATAATTTAGTTTTAATATACTATCTTCTAAATATTTTTGTGAATCTTTAACTCTTGAATCCTGATCTAATAACCTATCATTAACATATATATTAAATATACTAGGTTTAATTGAACGGATTACTTTATATTCATTATCACCAATACTGAATTCTATCTCAACTACACAATCTTTACCATTAATAGAATTAACTATCTGTGGTTTATTAATCTTCCTAAATGATTTCCCAAACAACACGAATGTCAACGCATCTAATATAGTAGATTTCCCAGCACCATTCTCACCAACAATTAATGTACTGCCACATTCATTTAAAATTATCTCAGTAAATTTATCACCAGTAGCTAAAAAATTCTTCCAACGAATTCTCTCAAATATAATCATATTTCCCTTAACACATCCATATACACATCATTAATAATATTCTTCAATTTATCCTTATCTACATCAACAGTAGTTCCATCTATATATGTATATACCAATGACATAGTATCATCATCAATAGACACTTTATCATCAATACCGACACCATCTATCATAGTTTCATCAATAATATTAATATCAATCACATCATTCTTATACAACGTATCGACAAATAAATCAAATTTATATATATCAGTCTTTTTATTAACAATTATCTTAATAAACTTACCATTATAATAAGAAAAATCAAAATCATCTACAATATCTTCATCATAAAATATCTTCTCAAATATAGTATATGTGTTCTTAATAAATTCCAATTCCAATGTGTCAGTATCAAATATATGAAATCCACGGTCATCTTTATAATCAGCCCAAGTTAATTCATATGGATTGCCCAAATATGTTATATTATCTTCGGTTGACTTATGATGAAAATGACCAGAATATACTTTCTCAAATCTACTAAATATTGATTTTTTAATACCTTCCAAACAACGAATACCACTGTTCATTAAAAACCCAGATATTTCTAAATGACCGAATACTACGGTAGAATTAGTATCATTTAAATGCGATATAGACTCATCATAATTGTCATCATTAATCCATGGACATAAACAAATATCCAAACCATCAAAATTAACAGTATCAATGGACGAATATATCTTTGGTGATAACGGATTATCCACATCAATCAAAGACTCCATAGCATTCACTTTATTAGAATTCTTAAAATATGTATCATGATTACCTATAATAATATGAGTATCTATTTTCATATCCATCAATCTCTTAAGGAAATTGTTTTTAAAATTATGTAATATATTAAAATTTATAAATTTTCTACGATCAACCACATCACCTAAATGAATTATTGTCTTAATATTACGTGACTCCAATTCTTTAAAAAATATATTATCATAAAATTTCATCATATAATCATAAAATATTAACGAATCATTTCTTGCACCCCAGTGTGTATCAGTTATCAATGCAATTTTCATCAACAATTTCCTCTTGTATAGAATTACTCACTTTATTTTTAACTCTCAATGCTCTTTTTTCATCCTGTACTCGTTCAAAATCATCTAAAAATATATCAATATTTTCTCTATTTTCCATTACAAATCCTAAATAAGAATCTTTAATACTATTAATATCAGCATCACGCATGTCATCATTATCAAATACATTTGAATTATATATAGACTTATATTTCACATATAACTGTTTCTTTTCTTTCTGAATCCTACGGATAAAAGCAAAATATATTATTTGAGTAAAATAAGAGAATGGGTTCTTTGATTTAGATGGGTCGAAATTATTAATATATAATAAACAATTTTCAACCCCGTCACTCACCATCTCATCTCTATACGTATAATTTATAAAATTAGGTCTATAAGATAACCTATCAGAAATCCTCATAATAGATTCACAAATATAATCACTAACTATTGGTTTATCAATAAGTTCACCATTCTTATATGATATCACACATTTAGTATATTCCACCATTTCATCATAAAGTCGTATATTATCTACATAATGTTCACCTTTCTTTTTCATAAATACTCCTTTATTTATAGTTACAATTACTATTGTAACATAAAAGACACATCATTGTCAAGTTTTAAAATCAGCTTGACAATGACTGCTTTTTGTGTTATCATGTATCTGTGGTGGGTTGATATTACTTAATTAAGTAATCTTTTATCTTTTTGATGGGTGTTTCTATGATGTAACTCAGTATACAATTGTGCTAAATATTCAGAATAATGAGATAATACATCGCTTGTTGGTTTATTTATTGTAAGAATCTTATCATATGATATATATGTGATTTTATCATTAGTGAAAATATTAAATTCACTTAAAAATAGATCTTCTCCATCAAATGATAATTTAACAATATCTTCTAAAGATACTCCTAATTTATCATCATCAATAGATAATTTACCTATAATAAATTCTGATGTCATTAATTGTATAATATGATATGACATTATTTTATATCAATATTATTAATCTTAAATTTGAATTGTTCTTCATTATATATATCTAACCTTTTATAGAAGTGTCTACATACAAAATTAACATATTTTTTATATCTTAAATCATCTACAATATCATAAAGTACTGCTATTTTATTATTATTACTTTTACGTAAAGCCCTTCCTATTGATTGTAAACTTCGTATGCGACTTTTTGTAGGTGATGCAAAAATAATATTATCTAAGTTTTTTATATTTATACCAGTAGAATATGTTCCATATGAAGCTATAATAACAATATTATTTATTAATTCTGCTCTATGTCTTATTTCTTCTCTTTCATCAGCTGATATTCTACCTGATATAAAATATATTTCTTTATCTTTTATTTTATCACTTAATAATTCATATAAGGGGATTCCATGAGCCTCTACAAAATTATACAATATTAAAGTATTACCAATTAAAGATTTAGTTAAATTACTTATTATATTATTTCTTCTTTTATTAGATATAATCCATTGTATTTCTTCATGATATTTTAATTTTCTTACTTCTTTACATAAAGATTCTTTATATTTTAATACAACACATTGTATTTTAAAATCAGATAATACTTTATTATCTATTAATTTTTTAGTAGTAGTTATTCTTTTCACATCTCCAAATAATCCAGTTAATACTAATTTATGAGTATGTGTCCCATCTAATGTCCCTGTCATTCCAAATCTATATTTACAATTAACTAGATTATTCATTATTTTAGATAACGAATTGGCTTTAAATAAATGACACTCATCGCCTACAACCATTCCAAATTTATTATAATAAGATATATTCATCTTATATATAGATTGCCATGTAGAAATAATTACTCTTTTATCGGATTCTTTTGATTGTCCTTGATATATGGTATGACACATTTCATCAACATTAAAACCATAATCTTTGAAATCACTA